GTCTGCCAGCATCATGTCCTGCGCGAATAGAATCGCCTCAGCCGGTCCTTGAAAATTTGTGGCTTCCAACTCTTGATGAATAGCCCCGGAAATCATGTCGCCACCGAGCCAGATCACCATGTCTTTCCACGGAAAAAATCGTCGTTGATTCTGTAGCACCTCGATTGCTGTATTGATAACGCGGTCATTTCGTTTGGCTGCGATCTCGAGGTTGTACCGATAGCCCATGCACACTTCTGGATCGACCCGTTCTTCAAGATGCAAATCACTCAGCATCAGCAGGGCAGTGCAGCTCGATCCCTTCCCAGCTACTGCTGAGCCTATTCTGTAACGTCGTGCTGGGTTGTAGGTTGCTTCGGCAAGCTCAATGCGTCCGTGCAAATGGTTCAACTCATCAATGACTTTCTTGATCTCTGTGTTTCTGGCCGCCAGATCAACCTGCAGCCTGCGAATCTGTTGTGTTAGTTTTCCTTTTTCGTCGCTGTCTTGGATCGCTACAGATGCCGCTGCGATTTCTTCCGCGAGCGTGGCTGATTGGGTTTTGCTTTTTCGATTATTTCGTTTAGCTGCTGGTCGCTCAGTTTTTCGCACAGTCGATTGAATGCGCTTTTCTCTGGCCATTTGTCGTAATCCTCAGCAAATTGCTTTTCTGCGATGCGGCCCAATGACCTGCTCAATTCGGACATACTATTGATGGGGAGTTTTCCGGTTCTAAACAGCAAGATCCCCTCGGCAATCATCGCCTGGCATTCAACGGACAGCCTGCCCATGAAATCTTTCGATTTCTTGCCACTTGCGTTTGCGATAATTTCATCTCTCAAAGACATATGTTCCTCCTGACGTGCGTTACATTTGACGTGCTTCCCGATCGGGAATAGTTCCCAACGTTTGACACAATTGCTTAGGGTTGATCCCTATCGGGACAATTTGAAAACACCTCAACCATCACGCATGTTTCCGTGTACTTCCGCTGATCAAAAACCGTCCGCTGAATCCACTTTGGCGAGTCGTCATGAAACCAACCGACAGCGACCAAAGCGTCCTCGATTTCCTTCCAGTTTCCGCGACCGATCGACGACGAATCCCAAAGCCTTTCGCGACCTGAAAACATTCGCGTCACATGGACCACGACCGGGACTTCGAACGGCTTCCGCTGCTTGTGAAACGCTCGCAGATACTGCTCACATGACTTGCGAAACTTGGCAGATTTCCAGAAAGCATTGCCTCGCCCATCGTTGCCGTTTGTCAGTTTCAATTGGAGAATTTCGCGGAGCAAAAGCGTCATCCCTGCCCCCTCAATACGCCCCTGCCGCCCGGAAGCATCCGAGTCGAACACTCACGGATCTGTGCTGGCCGATGTAATCCTTTGTTCTGTGGGAGATCTGGCCGTTCCATGCGGATTGCTTCCGCCATCCCGATCGTTGTTTCAGTGCCCCAAATCTCTTCCAATGATGGATCTCTGGTCATTGGCTTGCGATCGACTGGAGCGTGCAGCCTGTTTGATTTTTTCCCGGCTTTCTTGCGTCGTGTCATTACACTTTTCTCCGCATCAGTTCGCCGGGGAGTCGATCACCGATTCGAATCACTGGCACGAGCGGAGCGATTGGAAACGCCTCCGGATTGAAGCCTGTTTCCTGAATCGCGTCGTGAATCTCCTTGCGATCAATCCGCACGTTTTTGGATGCTGTAAAGCCGAACCGTGCGTGATTTGTTCCGATCGTGTCGACCAACTTGACGACAATCGTTTCTTCGCCGACCGTGATAATGATTTCTTCCGATACAGCACGCCGAAGCACTAGCATGTGAAATCCTTTCATTGAAAGAAAACCTGCGAACAGTCTCGACGTGACTGCTAAGAACGTCGAACCCTTGGTGACTGTTCGCAGGAGTACAATTCAGAGCCTGCCGCGCCTTCATTGGCTTGCGGGGGCCAAACCGTTGCGAATCTTCTCGCAATGCAGCAGGCTCTGAGGGAGATTCGCCCGCCGCCGTTGACAGCGGGCCGGACAGAAACGATCTGCCCGTTCCGATTTAATCCGGTGAACCCTTGCTCTCGCCGGTTAGTACGTTGGCGGGTAGTTGTCTCTCGCCCACTTGTTCCCACGCTTGATCTGGTTTCGCTCGTCAGCGAGTTGCGATGATCCAGCCGCGAACCACGCCAAGACGATCAGTAGAGCTGTTGCGATGATTTCATTTAATAGCGGCATAATTGTCTCTCCTAACTTGTTGAGCGTGTTTAATGGCGTCGCGTGACATTTCTTTTCGCAGGCATCCGCATGACTTGGTTTCACCGTTTACGATTCGATGCCGTGCTGTCAAAACGATGTTTCCGCATTCGCATCGACACTTCCAGATTGGTCGCCCGCCGCCTCCTGACCGTCGAATCTTGATGACTCCCAAGCAAACAATCGGAGTCAATCGCGAATCCTTATGTGGCACTGGTGGCTTCGACTTGCTTTGCGGAATGATCATTTCCCGTCCTTTGCTTCAAACAACTGCCCGCCATCTCGCTCCGCATCCAGCCGAATGCACAGGTCTTCGTTTCGCTTAATCTCGTCAGCCCGCTTTCGGAAGTTGTCAAGCTTCTTCGCGTACTGCACAGGATCAACTTTCAGGTCGGAGCAAAACCGACCACAGCAGGCTTCGGCCAACTCGCTGCTCGTCATTGGTTGCCCGTGTTCGCGGAGGACTTCCAAGCATTGCAGTTGACGGGCTGTCACTGTTGGCTGGATTCGTTCGGCGGCTTTGTGGCTTGTTACTGGATCGCTGTGGCGGGCGATTGGGGCTGTTGCTTCGGGGATGTCGAAGAGGGTTAGTTGACTCATGTTGCGACCTCCTCAAGTTCAGCGTCATCCATTTCGAACAGTGCTTTCTGCGGGTCTGCCTTTTTTGGCTGGCAAGCTGCTGCGAGATTTTTTACAGCCTGTCTGTAATAACTCGTTTTCAATTCGCACCCTACGCCGCGACGACCCTGAATAACTGGTGCATATACTTCTGATCCGACTCCCATGAATGGAGTCAACACAACGTCTCCGGGATTAGTCCACATCTGCACGGCCCGTGCGATTACATCCAATTGCAAAGGATGCTGGTGCCGCTCGTCGCCTTCGTCCTTCGACTCCTCGTATGGCAAAACGTTTTCTATCCTGATGTCATCCCAAAACGACGACGCATAGTGACGCCAGATCCAGTGGCTGTACCGATTCTCAATCTGGTTTCCTTTCCATCCCTTCAGCTTCAACAGTTCTTTCGGTATTTCACGTTCTCCGTGATACTCAAACAATCCGTTCGGATGAGTGACTGGCTCTGGATTGACTCCGCGTTTTCTGAACGGAATCAGGTAGTCGGCTGATGCGACATTCGTCAAAGTTGCGTCCTCGCAAATCTGCCGATGTGCCAGTGCTTTGCTCATTGTGCGATTGCGAACAGCAAGTGGTTCTTTCCAAATGCAAATTCTTGGAAGCATCTCGAACCCAAGCGACTCATGCAGCCTAATAATGTCGCCCGGAAAATCTGTGTACCCGCAAATGTTGGCCCCTTGCTTTGGTACATCCATGCAATGCACTGCCGAGATTCGACCGGGCTTCATCGCTCTGTGAATCTGCTTCACAATAAATCCGTAGTGCTCAAAAAACTCGTCGTATGTTCGTGCGTTAGACAAGTCGCGAACGCTGCTGCTGTAGTTGTATAAACACCCTCCGTTCTCAGTCGCAAACGGCGGCGAGTAAATTGACATGCCGACCGACTCGTCTGGTATCGACTGCAGCACTTCGGCTGAATCGCCGTTGTAAATCGCGTACTGATCGCAAATAACTTGATCCATTACAGCCATGACGGAACCTGCTCTTTCTCCGGGAAATAATCACTCGACACTAGGTGCATACTGTCCTGCATATGAGCCACGAGACTCTGAAACATTCGCTGCACTTGCTGCTTCTTTCGGTCGAGGTTCTCAGCGATTTTTCGCTCGCCCTCACTTAACACCATGTCGATTGTTACGGGATTCTTTTGCCCGAAGCGGTAGCATCGCCGCACGACTTGGTAGTACTGCTCAAAAGAGTGACTCGGAAAGATCACCTCGTGATTGCAGATTTGAAAGTTGAGTCCCCACGCTCCAATCTTAGGCTTGCATACCAGCCGACGAACCTGGCCCTTTGCGAATCCAAGCAGGTATTCTTCCTTCTGCTCATCACTCATTGATCCCTTGACCTGCACGCAATCGTCGAGCATCTTTTCAAGCAGATCACATTCAGGATTCAGTTCGCCCCACAACGCCGTAGATCCGTTGTGATTGTTCGCCAGTTCGACAGCCTTTTCGCATCGCTCTTTGATCGTTACGCGGCGTTCTTCTCGCTCCTCTCGCATATCGTTTGCTGACATTGCGAAAAGATTTCCGGCTCTTGCCTTAGTGCATTCGATGATGTGTGCTCGCTCGGTCAGTGGCGGAAGAATAAATCGACTATCATCAAACCCGAGGTCAGAAGGTTTTTGAATTGATCTTGCCCACGAGCAAACCCACGACCAAAACGGTTCTTCAGCGTGACCGCGAAAACGGTATTTTGTGCGGCCCCATCCGTGATGATCCTTTGACGTTTCCTGCTTAAAAAACTTCGTGATCATGTCACGAAACCCGAGCAACCCAAGTGCCTCTGATGACGTGCCAAGTTCCCAGAAATCGTTAGGGGCGGCCGTTGCTGTGCAGAGCAGTCGAAATTGAATTGTTCGCATGAACTCGACGACTGTTGCTTTTCGCTCGCTCTTAAAGTCCTTTATTCCGCTTGATTCGTCGCAAACGACACCAGTAAACGAAGCTGGATCGAACTTATGAAGTTGCTCGTAGTTTGTGACAACGCACTGCGTGCTTCCGTCGTGCTTTCCGTCGCGAGACCGAACGGCCTTGATGCCGAATCTGTCCGCTTCCTCGACTGTCTGAGCACCGACAGCCAGTGGCGTAACGATTAATACAGGTCTATTTGTTCGCTCGATGACCTTTTCCGCCCAGGCCAACTGCATCGCAGTTTTACCCATTCCGCAATCAGCGAAGATCGCTGAGCGACCCATTCTCAACGCCCACTGCACAAGATGCTTCTGAAAGTCGTAGAGAAATTCAGGAAGTGATTCCGCTTCAAATCCGGACTCGTTCAGCCACTGCGATTTCTTTTCAACGAATCGACTGTAATCAGTTACCGCACTCACGCTTTCCGCCCCTTAAAATACTTCGCCGCGATCCGCCACAGCACGCCCTGCCGAGTCTCGCCGGTCTTCGCTGATTCATCCGCCAGCGGCTTTTGCAGTTCCGGCGGAACACGCAGCAGCAGTTGAGGATTGCCTTTGACTTTCTTTGTCACTTCACGTTCTCCAGTTCCTTTTTGAGCCGCAGGACTTCGGCGTGGTTGCCGTCGTGCTGGGCGTAAATGATGCGGGCTTGCAGGTTGCGGATTGTTGGGGCTGCGCTGTCAGCCCCTTCGTGTTTTCCACCAATCATGTCTGTGCTCGCAGTCCGTCGTAAAGGTCGCCAATCATGGCATCCACATTGTTTTTCCCGAGAACAAACTCCATAGCCAGCTTCACGTCCATTCCGGCTTCAACCAGAGTCTTGATGCAAGCTGTAAAAACCAGATTCTTGTCAGTCGTTCCGATCATTGCGGCTACTGCGTTGAGCTGTTCTGTTGTGATCATCGTTCTTTTCCTTACCAGGTGTTTTGCGTCTCGATGCGGGCATGATATCACTATCGGAATTGGCGTCAATGCGTGGTGATATCATTTTGTGAGATTGTGGGAAAGATTTTGTTTTGCCCGTGTTTTTATTGGGTCTTCCCTATGCGCACCGCCGCTTTATCCAGTCCTGTATTGCAGCGACTGTCGGATTCAGCCTGTCTTGGTGTTTCGCTCAACAGTGACCGAGGCCTCTGGACTGTCTAGGTTGTCAGTTTGGACATTGCCTAGAAATTTTGGCTCACGCAGTTTGCGACGAATTTCACAGCGGCGGTATTTCTGTGTCCAGTTACCACCAAGACGACAACCTTTTCTGCACTCACCAAACGCCGACAGCCAGGGCATTGCTGCTCTGGCTGTCATTGTGGATTGTGCGACGTGCAATCGCGTTGCCTGAGTGTACGGGACAGGCTGCCCAGATTCAATGATTCGTTTCAATTGCACGCCGCTGGTCACTTTCCACGGTGACAGCAAACGCATCGTTAATGATTTTGCGTGAATTGTCAATGCTTATCGTCGAAGCTTTTCCGATATGACATTGGATTGTGACCGGCGACTTTGTGGCGAAAGTACGTGACCGTTCTTATTGCCTCCCTTCGCTCAATATCTTTTATCGTTCTTCGCGTCGTCAAAGCTTCCCTAAAAATTCCAATTTTCATCGTGTTGCCTTTCCTAAATTTTTCTGCCGAATAATGCTATTCCAGTATCTTCCATTCTTCCAGTTTGCTCGCCTTGCTCTTTGCGATCCTCACTCAGCGAGTCCCATAGCTCATCCACGCCGTCTGGTCGAATATTTTTCTTTATCCATCGAACAATTGGTGCCACGAACGAGCCTAGTCTGTGCTTCTTTTTCATTACTCCTGCCGTGTGGTCTGTATACAGCACTATCTGCCCATTCATAAACACAAGTGCCGCTACTGATGCACCAAGAGTCCAAATGTCTTTGCGGGACCATCCGGAACAAAAGTCTGTCCTATTGAACCACATTGTGTCGGCAGGAATTTTGCCTCCGTTGCGTGGAGATACTGGACAATATTCACTCACTTTTATCAAGTCTCTCATCATCTGCTTAATAGCAGACTCCTCGTCTGCTGGTTCTGCCTTTCGTGAGTCTTTTTCCTCAGTAGCCTGCTTTAACTGATCGCGAAGCACCGTTACAGTGCACTCTATTGCTGATATCCTGCTCAGCGTCGACTCTAGGTCCTGTTTTGCAATTGACGCCGCCTCTTGAGCGTCATCTGCCCGTTTCCGTGCCGCCTCCTTCACTACCTCCGCCTCCGCTGCCTTTTCTTCTGCAGCAGCCAGCGACGTTCTTAGCACGTTCACGTCATCTTTCAACAACTTCAGACGCCGCAACGCTTCTTTGTCCCTGCCTAGATATGACTCCATTTCAGCAAACCGTTTTTTTACTTGCGAAACGCTCATCGTTTGTCACTCCACATATCAGCAGGAACGCGAACAGTCTGTGCCGCCTTGTTTGGTGCGATCGACTTTAGCTTCGCGTCAAGTCGATTCAGAAGCCGAAAGAATTCATCAACGTTTGGCACTCGCTCGCCATGCGTCAAAATGTGGTCAATCACAGTTTCTGCTGTCTTCAGCGTTCGAAGCAGCACGACATCCTTCGGCAGCTCTGCACACTGCCTGCCTGTAATCCGTGAGCGAATTTCCGGGTCTTCGTGCAATTCCTCCAGCCGGTCTGCGTAGACCTTGTGCGGGTTTGCAGACTTCGGAAGAGATCCAAAGAATGATTCAATGTAAGGCGTTGCGTCCGTAGCCGACATTCGCGACTGCTTCAGAGTCTGCAAAAACCCTGTCACTGGCTGAGATGCCTGCTCAAGGACAGGCCCCTTTTCAATGAACGGTCGAAGCTCTGCCAGCATTGCGTCGGACAGTTCCGGCCCTCCGATGTGGCAAATTCTTGACTGCAATTCAATTGCGTCCGCAATGCGTTTAACATCCGCTGTTTTCCATCCGCCCATTTTGGCGACTTCCGCCGCACTCATCCCCCTGCCGACGACAAGCACTTCAACCGCCCGTCGTCGCGTCCATTCTGCCGGTTCCGCTCTGCCCTGCATTCGTGCGTTTGCGAGAACACGAATAGAAGCCAGTGAATCCTCATTGTCGGTCGAAACGACATAGGCAGAAATTCTGGTTGTCTGCTGCAGTTCCGCCGCTGACAATCGCTGAACTCCATCCAAAACCCGCAGCCCGTCTTCCGTCTTGCACAGAATCGGCGCTGGTGCCGCTGATCCCGCTTCCATCAACGCTGCATATTCCAAAACGGCATCTTCTCGCACCGCAACCGGCCTACCAATGTTCTCGGTATTCCAGCCTTTTGCGAAGTCATCCGGCAAACGTAACCCGTTGCAATACTCGTACTTAATCCCCATCGCAGTCAGAAAATTCTCTGTCCTGCTGTCTGTGGTAAACATGCAAATCTCCAAATGCAAAAACCCGCACGCAAGCGGTCAGACTTGCGGCGGGCTTAGGCAGTCCGGGTTTACAGCCCGGAAAACTTACTGACATATCACACCTGACCGTGTGACGTTGATTCTATGATAGCACCCGTCGCGCCAGAATCAAGTCCGAAAACGCAGTGAGCCGCACCCGATCGGATGCGGCCCTTCCCAGACTGCGTTTCTCCGGTTCATGACGCCGGGGCCGTAACTATGATTTCACTGCCAGACGGGCTTTGCTTGCCACGCTTGAATGTCGTTTTGTTTTTTCGTTTCATACTGCTCTGTGTTCCTGTGAGCGATCATTCTGACTGGCTCATTGGGATTCGTGACATAGCCGACCCGCCAGCGGCGTCTCGTGACTTGATGCGACCTCCAGCCGTCTTCGTCCGCGTGGTATTGTCTGCCATCGTCCGCGAATGGATACGGGCCGATTTCTTTGGCTAGTGCAGGTCTGATCGCAAAGCAACCACCAGCCAGATTCATGAACCCAGTCGCGTCTCGGAACTGGATATCTCTGACCTGCTGCACTGGCGAGTTCATCGCGTTGGCCATTAGCGTCCGGCCTTCTTCAGTCCCGCTGTAATCGACTCCGCACGCTCCGAGCTTCGGAATGCGGTCGAATGCACATGCAATGAAGTGCTGCCAGTTTTCCCCTGGCAGAATGTCGTCGTCGATCGTTACGTAGATGTCATGCCTTGCAGGGTCAAGCAGTTCGGCCAGAGCCTTGTTGAGTGCGTGACACTTCGAGGGCGTGCCGTCGAGAATGTGAAACTCTGTCGGGTACGTAAACGACATTTGCAGCTCGTCAATTGTCGCCTGAGCAACGTCCAGTCGATGTGTCGGGACTACGACCAGAAAACGCGGCCCCGCTGGTGTTGCCGGTTCGTGCCGTTTGTTTTGCTGTAGCACATGGGCCAACAGTGCCGGATTGCGATGTTCCGTATAGTTCCCGCTGGCTGTCCCAGAGTCCGCTATGGCTCTCAGGATCGCTCTCAGGTTGATTGGAATTCGCTTTGAATCAATGCCGCTTTTTTTGACTTTGCGATATCTCGGCAGTGTTGACGATGCCGCGTCACCATGACGAACCCAGATCCAACCGACCGCATCGGAAACGACCTTTGTTTGCCATCGCTTGTGGTATCCCCAGTGCTGCTCTTGGTGTGGATCTTTGTCGTGATCCGTCACCAGCGTCACAAACTGTATGCCGGGATGATGCAACAGGTAGCACGTCTCACGCCAGAAGACGTAACCGTTTGGCCAGATCAGATTCCATTCGCCGGACTCTGGGGCGGCTTCGCGTGTCCGTTCGCAATACTCTTTACAGATCACGTCATCATCGTCCATGCGGCTGACGATCTTTCGCCCCTCTGGAAGCTCCCAGTTCTCTCGGTAGAGTTTCCAGTTGGGCCTGTAAAGCGGCTTAACCTCGCAGCCAGTCGACCGGAATGCGTCAAGCCGTTCGGCCAGAAACGGATCATCAGGATTGACCGTAATGTGAATGATCGGCTTGACGGTCTGGTATGCGAGCGATGGTATCGCAGTGTGTCGAGAAATCTCCAGCCGTCGCTCTGATAGCCTGCGGTCAGTGTAAGCCGACTGAATGATCATGATGTGAGGAATCATTGAGCTTGCTTCTCGATGTAGTCTCTGTGCGTTTCCAGTGGTCGCCGCTTCACAATTCGTGGCCCCTTTTTCGTGATGATGTAAACCGGCTTCGACTCCTCATGTTCAGCTTCAACGATTGAAGGAGTAGGCAGCAGTTCAGCAAGAAAGTCGCGTAGGCCATCGCACCACGCTGGCTCAGTGTTATTGATGACGGTCGTGTTCGCTGTCAGTCGCTGGTATGTTTCTTTGTCTGCCTGATGCTGAAACCGCGCAAAGAATGGTTTCGTGCGTTGCGGAGTGCCTCGGTAAACATTGCCGTACAGCACTTCCCAAAGCATGGTATGCTCGTGCAGATTAAAGTCGTCGAACATCGCCCGCAGTTTGTCTTTCTCGAGCCAGTGCGGAAGATGCGTCGCGTAGTCGTGTTGAGTTAATCCACGGGCCGCCAGTGCTTCCATCGACGCCGTTTTACGCTTCTGCCAACTGTTGCTCTCGTCCGGCCGCCACGGTTCCGCGCGAGGGGTCTTGATGTCGTCTAATGTGAATGGCTTCAGGAAATAGATGTCATCCATCATCCACACGCACTCAGGATCAATCTCGGCATGAGTGGCGATATAGAACACCTTGCCGAGCATGTCGCGAAACGCTCGATTCGGCTTCGTGTGCGAGACTCTCTTTTTGATAATGACATGCCCGTGATACCAGTCCGGGCGATCACCGATGATTGTAATCTTCGCACGTCCTTGGAAGAATGTCT